TCACCTAAGGAGCACAGCCTCCGCAGCGGCCATTTCGTCAGCGTCATCAACCCGCGGAAAGAGGTGAGAATAGGTGTCCATTGTGAGCGCGATCGTCGAGTGTCCCAGGCGTTCCTGCACCGACTTGGGAGGTAGACCAAGGCCTCCATCTTCCCTGCGGTTGATCAACCATGATGCATAGAAGTGCCGTAGCGCGTGAAGGCCAGTGTATTTTGCAGCTTCGGGAGTTGGTCCCGAAGTGACGCCTGCTGCAATCTGGGCAGGCAGGAAGCCACGTTGCATTATCTTGGAAAGGGATTCGACCTTCCCCTTCGTGTTGGGAAACACAAGTCCAAGCTCGCCCTTAGGGCAAGCTAGTTTCCATTCGCGCAAGGTGTTCATCACGATCGGGGAAAGCGGCACGGTGCGCGCGCCAGCCTCTGATTTCGGCTGCCCGATATCGTTGAAGCGATCGGCCCGCTGCCGGACGTGAAGTTCTTTGCGGTCAAGGTCGACATCCTGCCAACGCAGGCCGCGCAGCTCTGAAGCCCGCAGGCCGGTGAATATCGCCGCAAGCAGTACCGGGCGCCAGCGGCCCTCCAAGGCTGCCACGATGGCTTTGATTTCTGTAGGCGTCGGAATATCCACCCCAACCTTCAGGCGACCCTTGGAGCGCTTCTCCAGCCGCTTGTCCCTGCCCTTCTGGCGGGCACGACTCTTGTCGCGCACGGCGTTGCCAGAGACCTTCCCGCGCTCCTGAGCATCGGCCAGCAATGATCCAAGGCTGACCAGCACCTTGCGCACCATGGAAACCGATCGACCGCCGTCGAGAAGGTCATCCTCGAACTTGCGAATCGCGGGCACGTTCAACTTGGGCAGGAGCATGGTGCCAAGGAACGGCACGATGTGGAGATCCAGGTGCTGGCGGTACTGGACCTGCGTCCCGCGCTCAACGCCGCGACGCCCGGCAGCTTTGATCCACTTCTCACCCGCATCCTTGACCGTCTCGCTTGCCCGATCGGCGACGTGCGTCCCTGCCCGGACCTGGACGCCGGTGCTGTCGGCAAACGCCTTAGCGTCCTTCTGCTTCGGAAATGTCTTCAGCCGGCGCGTGCCGGTGGTATCGGCATAGTCGACCACCCAAGCGGTTTTTTCCTCGCCCTTCGCCGTGGTCCATTGGCGCTTGCGGATGCTCATTTCGAGCCATCCTCGTCATGCCGCTCGTACCAATGAGCACGATCCTGTTCTTCCTCGGAACGGGTTTGTATCCATTCACTGAAGCGCTCTGCCACGCGGCGCTGGGTCTCTTCATCGATTTCCGGCACGCGTCCGTTCGCAATGCTGTCCACAACATCGAACAGGTGGCTGGTCATCGCGCTTATAGCGGCTTCATGCCCCTGCACTTTCCGTAGAGCGCTAAAAAGATCCAACATGTGCTGGATGCGCGCATCCAGAGGCCAAGGCTCCGGAAACTCCTTTTCCAACGTGCGCACAATCTCCGTATTCATTGAACGGCCGCCGTGTTCCGCGGCCGCTTTGATGCGGTCGCGCAACCCAGGAGGAAACCGGATCATATACTGATCGGCACCGCGGCCTGCCTTCGCCATCTTCACCGAATCCCTCAAAATATCATAGCACCGTCTTAGGTTCCGCTTGACGGTACCCCTATTACGGTATTACCCCTATTACCGTCTTGCTAACAAGGGATTACCAGCGATGACGGAAAACGACAACAGAAATGCACTCGATCTTGTCTGGGAGGTCGATGAGATTGCTAGACTGATTGGAAGAACGCCGCGCCAAACCTTCCACATGCTCAACAAGGGGCTGCTCCCGGCGCGGAAAGTCGGAGGCCGCTGGGTTGCCGAGCGCGGCAAGCTGCTCAGCTTTTTTCTGGAAACGGCGGCATGACCGTCGCCCCGAGCCACCGCGAGAGCGACGGCAACTACCGCGGCGTGGTCGCCATCCTGAATGAACTTTGGCGGGTCACTGCCTGCCGGGATGGCATTCAATGGATGCTGCAGAAGGCCGAAAAAAGTCCCCATGGAGCGACATGGCGGTCTCGAACCTTCTGCCGTACCCGCGACGCGCTGATCCGTGTCTGTGGTGAGCACGCTGGCGAAATCTCGCCCGCTGCAATGAGGATCCTCGAGGCTTTGCCGGAAAGGATCGAAGCATGATCCTCAAAAACAAAAAGCCCGACCAGCGCGCCAACGCTGATCAGGCCGTGTCTTCAACAAATCCCGCAAAGGAGAAGCCGATGACTTCGGCAGCAAATACCATGGCCAGATCGGCCAATCAATCAAGCGAGGCCGCTGTTGCCGCGGCCATGCGCGCGCTCGAAGACGATGTCTGCTCGCTGTGCAACATGGCGCAGATACTCGGCGACCTGCTTGATCACAGCCTTGTTGGTCTCGCCGACGACGGGAAGCGCCAGCAGATGCCCGAGAAGGGCAGTGTCATGAAGGTCTACCTCGGACATCAGGACATGGAGATGTTGTCCTTCGCCTGGAACGACGTCATCGGCCGCTCCCTGCGCCTTCGCGACAAGTACAGCAAAGCTTGGGACGGGGTGGCATCATGAGCACCGCAAAACCCAACTCGATCGATGCGATCGATCTCCTCTGCCAGGTCCGCGACGAACTGAATGTCGTCTGGCTGGCCTTGGGCAACACCAGTGATCTGTCGGACGATGGCTTGCTCACCCAGATTCGCGAGCACGTCAACGGGCTCCACAATCGCGTCAGTGACATCTGCCAGATGATGGAAGGGGGCGCATGATGAGCACTCCCACCCTCAAAGATGTGGTGAGCGACATTCGCTACCTATACCACCTCGTCGACACCATCTGCGACGTCCGGTTCAGCGCTCCGGGGGAGATGTATCGCGAGCGGGTCGATGCGTTGCTGTGGGTGAGCCGCGACCTGGCTGAACGCGTGAAGCGCGACGTCTCGGTTCTGGCTGATGAAATCGAATTCACGGATGGCCCTCGGATGACGGGAGGGCAGCGCAATGGCTGAGCCAACCGACGCGGAAATCATGCGATGCGTGATTGACCAGATGGACGCTGAGTGGGAGGCGGTAAGAGCCAAAGTGATGTCCGCCGAGAGGTCAATATCTTGGCGGACAGAGCTTCTAGTCGCCCATTGGATAAGAATCTTCCTGGGCGAGGAGTCCGTGAAATCCGCGATCTACGGTATCCCACCCGGAGACATCATCGACCGGGAAATAAAGCGAGGTCGGAAAGTTCCGCCGGAGATCGAAGCCTATAGAGATGCCTGGTGGGCGAGGATAGTCGCCAACGATATGGCCAGGCATCGGTCGGAACGCCATACGCCGGAAGGCAAAGCCGCAGCACAGCGTGAATATGACGAGATCAGACGAGCCAAACGCTTGCGCAATCGGCGTGCGAGGGCGACATGACCGATGTCACCGAGAAAGTTGTTGCCCTAGATCGGGACGATTTCGATGCGGTGTTTGAAGGCGCATCGGATATCGACGATGGGCTTGAGGCGACACTCGGCTTGTTCAAAGCGCTGAGAACCGAGATCGCATACAGCCTCAATCTTGCTGGGTACGAATGGCATAAAGTCCCGTCAGAACTTCGTGATCTAATCAATGATATCGAGAAGCTCGCGAGGATCGCCCGTGGCAACGCGGACTACGTTTACCTGAAGCTCCTAAAGCACCAACAGGAACCCAGCGACGGAGCCGCACAATGAGGCTCCTCCACGCTCTTCTCGCACTCTGGCACGGCTGGCGCGCACGGCGGCTGTCAGCGGCTTACAGGCTCCATATGGACGCGCGCGAACGCCACCTTACCCGAGCCCGTCAGATTGCTGGGAGGACCGCCCATGGCTGACCTCTCGCCCCCTGAACACTCGCATTCCGCCGCGATCGACGAAGCGGCCCGTTGGCTGGCGACGACACCCCGGCACGAACGGCCGCGGCCCCTGGTGATAGAGCTTCGCGACCGGTTCGGTCTCGGCGCCGTCGATGCATGCGCGGCGATCCGGGAAGCCGATTTGATCCGTGCGAGAGCAGCATGACCGCGGCGCTGCCTGTCCAACCCGGAGACGTGACTGGCTCGGCGCTGCCGAAAGTTGACAGCAAGCCGACGGTGAAGGAGGCACAGCTCTTCACCTCGGCTAAACTCGATCGCCTCGACTGGATCTTGCGAGACCCTGATCCGCGCATGTCGCCGACTGCGAAAATCGTCGGGGTCTTTCTCCTGCAGTGCGTGAATTCGGAAACGCTCCAATGCAATCCATCGTATCGGACGATCGCCGACGTGTTGGGCTTTAAAACAGAGAAGACTGCCGAGCGTGCAATATCAGCGCTGGTTGATTGTGGATGGCTGGCGATCCGTCGCTTCAACAGGACGAAGTCTAATCGGTACGTCTTCCTCGCCAACGATGCCCGCACCAAGGCGATCGACGACTACCAGATCGTGATGGCGGATAAGCGGGCAGATGACAGAAGCACCTTCCTCGAACAGACAAATTTGTCGGGTCGAAACGTTCTCGAACAGACATTTTTGTCGGGTCCCGAACAGACAAATTTGTCGGGTAAACACCTGAAGGGAACACCTGAAGTAACCTATGGCTATGAAGAGGAGGAACGTATCAAGGTTAGCGCTACCCTCCCGTACCCAATTCCTGAGAGCGAGGAGCAACTGGCCGATATGCTGGCGAACCTGTTTGACGGTTGCCGGCTGTCTTCCCACCTCATGGTGGCCATGCGAAAAATGCTGATGGCGGGCACGTTGACGCCGGAGATCGTCGATCAGCAGAGGAGGTTAGCGTCGTGAAGAAGCGGAAGATCGACCACAACCAGCTCGACCTCCTCAACTGGGCGGCGCGCCGGCCGACGGCAAAGGTCATCTCGGCGATCCCCGGCCTCGCTAAACGGATGTGGCGCGAGCGGCATATGCAGCAGCCGAACAACACGCCTCATATCGTGCCACTGCGGAGGCAGGCTTGATCTTACTCGATACCGGTCGGTCAAGTTGATACAATCGGTGGTGTCGGGAGGAGATGCGGATGCTTCACACAGTCGGGCCGTCAACAGCTTCAGAGGACGAGCAGGTTATCGGGAAAGGGTATCGGCAGTGGATATCACCGCTGTTGATCGCGGCGCCGCTCGTAACCGCGTTGTTCGCGGACACGAAATGGGTCGTCGCAGTCGGGTTCACTGTCGTGATCGTGTTCGCCAGTGAGGCTGGCGGCCGGCTCCACGATTTGTGTATCCGACTGCGGCGGACGAACATCATTCTGTCCGATGGCGGCGATGCAGCCTCCTAATCGTCAAATATTAGCCGCGGTCCGTAAACTATCCCAAGCTTCCAAGTATGGGTTGAGCCAATTTTCTGGATACCCGATGGCCGTGTAGTCTGGCAGAAAGCGGCGTAGATTAGTCTCCTGGTGTTGCTGCCCTCGCGCGCCAGGTGTTTCCAACCAGCGGGAATATGACTTAGCGATCACGTCAGCTACAACAGCGCTGGGAACGATCCAGCACTGTGGAGCTGCGGTGAGACTCTGACCAAAATCAACGAAAGCGTAGAACAACGTCGGAGATCTGAGCGTTTCGTGCTTTGCCTTCATGTGCCAGCCACCATCGGACCCAATATCTCTGCGGGCCTTGACCTGGATCGCACACATGCGTTCACCGATCGTGTCTGTAACGACAATGTCCGCATTCGGAACGCCCGTCGGAGCGAGCGCGGCGATTAGGCCGTGCCGCAATAGTTGGCACATCACGTAGTGCTCGCCGGCCGCGCCCAGTATTGTCGACATCGTGCGACCTCACCTTGGCCGATTCCGACGGACAACATCTCCCCAATTAGTCAAACTCCAACCGCTGTCGACACTCTTTTCCATAAGTTTGAGATCAACCAGCCGATTCATATCTGATTGAAGAAACACGTCTGCGCCTGGCCGATCAGCGTCACAAAGTATTCTCCATTGTGCAGCGGTCAGTTGCGAGAAGTCGAAATTAACACCCATCCACGCACCTCCTTATAATTCGATCTTGGCGTCGAGCTTGATCCCGAACTTCTCGCGAAGGAGTTTAAGCAAACGGTCCAACGTGGCTCTTGCCTCATCGAGGTCCTGTTGCGATCTGCGGATCAAGTCTACTGCAGTCTGGTTCGCCTGGAGAAACATCACCTCAGCAGGCGTGCCTCGCTTGACCTCGAAGGTACCCTTCCCCGTCGCGTGATCCAATCCTTCCGGACCTGCAAACTGGTTTACTTCATCTCGCAGCGCCTGATACTGTGCCCACACGGGCAAAATGCTGTTGTAAATGAGCTCGATTTCGAAGACGTCGTTAAAAAGCTGGTCGTCGCCCTGCGCTAGCAAAAGCGACATTTCCGTCGGAACGAGCTCCACCGATCGAGGTGTGTTGAGCATTGCTTTTAGGTACGTCATCGGAAATCGGTCGTCGACCAAATGTCTGTTGGCGAGTTCGCCCTCAACATGCCTCCTGATGTTCGCTAGATTGTTCGTGATTGCCAACACCTTAAAGGCCAGCGAGTAGGCAATAGATTGCTGCTCTGTCTTCTCTCCAGCCTTCCGGTCGTTTCGTGCCTCGTCCGTCGCACTCTTCTGAAGACGGTAAGATATCCACCCACTCGTAAGTGAGCCAACTATCGAACCGACGATAGCGGCAATGAGTTCGGTGGAGTTGAGGACATTCATTACATTCACTGCGAATCCTCCGGCGAAACTCATCCACCCTCGGCGCAAATTTTCCCTGACCTCGCCGAGTCCGCAAGGGCGTCTCGTTAACCAAACCCTTGAAAACAGCGGTTTTCCACGTTCTTGTCAGGCTCTACCAACGTTGACAATTGACAAACTGAGCACCATTTCTCTTGTCAGTCACAACACGTTGTGCAGGACAAGGGCCATGTTGCAGTATGTCGTCTACACACGCGTCTCCACCAAGGAGCAAGGTCGCAGCGGTTTGGGCCTCGAGGCGCAGGAGCGCGACATCGGGATATTCCTCGATCGCTTCTCGGATGTGCCGTTCGAAGTGATAGGCCGATTCAGCGATGTTCAGAGCGGTGGCGCTGACAGCCGACCCGAGTTGGAAAAGGGGTTGGCGATGGTCCGCAAGACCGGCGCCGATCTGCTCGTTGCCAAGCTGGACCGCTTGTCCCGCAAGGTTTCCTACATCGCGAAGCTGATGGATGACCCCAAGGTGAAACTGCGGGTTGCATCCATGCCGCACGCCGACAAGTTCCAATTGCACATCTACGCCGCCCTGGCTGAGCAAGAGCGCCGGTTCATCTCGGAACGCACCAAGGCCGCCCTTCAAAGCGCCAAGGAACGCGGCGTGAAGCTGGGTGGCATGCGTGACGCCACGATGGCCCGCAACGCCGCAGTGCAGGTCCAGGCCCGCGAGAACGCCGGCCGCGCCTGGCTGGTAATTGGGCCTCGAATTGCAGCCGGCGAGAGCCTGTTGTCCATTGCCGGGGTGCTCAACGAGACAAAGACGCCGACCGCGCGGGGCGGAAACTGGACCGCGAAGCAGGTGTCGAGGATTGTTGATCGAATGCGGGCATAGTGTTCAACATTCTGATGCCTATTTCTGTCGATTGTTTCGATATCGGTGAACGATAGGCTTGCTTTTGCCCCTGAATAGGCGGATTTTCCTCCGCATGAGCAACGCAGAAGCACCAGCCAAACCCAAGCGCACGTTCCTATCCCGCAAGCCGATCAGCGATCTGTTGCTCGACGGTCGATGCCGACCGGCCAAGCGAAAGCGTGAACTCGTCGAGATGTTCGCCGCTGCGGTCAGCGCCGACATGCTTGCCGATCCGATCCTGAGCCAGAAGATTGAGGTTGCGGCAGAGTTGGCCGTGGTCGCCGAGGTGACGCGCGCGAACTTCCTCAATGCGAACGCCAGCGCCGACGATGTGGTTCGAACCAGCAGGGCAGCCTCATTGGCCGAGAGGCAGTTGGGTATCGATGCCCGACGCAAACCAGCCAAGCCGAACGTTGCTGACTATCTGCGGAACCGTGCCGCATGAAGCCGCTGGTTTCGATCCGATCGGCACTGGAAGATCCCCAACTCCTCGGCAATGCGCTCGCAGGCGACAGTTGGGCGGTGTGGCGGGTAATTCTCATTGCCGGCTTGGGCGAGGAGCTGACCGACGAGGAGCGGGTGCTCTTCCGTGAGGTCACAGGCCGCGAGAAAGAGCCCATGGAGCGCGTCGACGAGCTTTGGGCGATCGTTGGACGTCGGGGAGGCAAAACGCGCGCTGCGGGCACGCTGGCTGCCTATGTCGGCTGTTTGTGCGATCATAGCGATGTGCTGGCGCCGGGAGAGCGTGGTGCGATCCCGATCATGGCTGCGTCGACCACGCAGGCGGCCAAGGCGTTCAACCATGTGCTCGGCGTCTTGCAACACTCGCCGGTGCTTTCACATCAGATCGACAGTTCCACATCCGACGTGATCCGGTTGACGACGGGGATCGATGTCGAGGTCAGGCCGGCGAACTTCCGAACCATCCGCGGCATAACCAGCGTCGCGGTGATTGGTGACGAGATTGCATTCTGGTCCGTGGAAGGCGCGGCCAACCCCGATACCGAAATCCTCAATGCGGTGCGGCCGTCGCTGGCGACGACTGGCGGGCTGATGTTCAACATCTCGTCGCCCTATGCGCGCAAGGGCGAGTTGTGGACCACGTTTCGGAAGTACCACGGCCCTGATGGCGCCGATCCGCTGATCCTGGTCGCCAAGGGCCCGTCGCGGACATTCAACCCGTCATTGCCACAGAAGATCATCGATCGGGCCTACGAGCGCGACGCGGCGGTGGCCAAGGCGGAATACGGCGGCGAGTTCCGAACCGATATCGAGGCGCTGCTGACCCGTGAGGCGGTCGAGGCCGTGATGCCTGCGGCCATATTCGAGCGATCACGGGTTGAGGGTGTCGAGTATTTCGCGTTCGTCGACCCGTCCGGCGGTTCGGCAGACAGCATGACGCTGGCGATCGGGCATCGGGAGCGGAATGGCGAGGAGTCGCAAGCCACGCTCGACGCGGTGCGAGAAATCCGGCCGCCCTTCTCGCCGGAGCAGGTCGTCATCGAATTCTCGGCGCTGATGCTCGAATATGGGATCTCAAAGGTTTCCGGTGATCGCTATGCGGGCGAGTGGCCGAGGGAGCAATTCCGCAAGCAGGGGATCGCCTACGAGGTCAGTGAGAAGGTGAAAACAGACCTCTATCGAGACCTGGTGCCGGTCATCAATTCCGCTTCCTGTGCGCTGCTGGACAATGAGAAGCTGTCGGCTCAACTGATCGCGTTGGAGCGTCGCACGGCGCGTGGTGGCCGTGACAGCATCGATCATCCGCCCGGTGGCCACGACGACGTTGCCAACGCGGTTGCAGGCGTCATCTCGCTGCTCGGGGCGAAACCGGCATGGGAGTACGATATCCCGGCGCTGGGTAGGCTGGTCGATCGTATGGAATGGGCCAGCATGGGCTGGGCGAGCTGGTGAAAGGCGCCACTGTGCTCAAGCTACCCGCTGCAACACCAGCGCCGTCTCGCCTGCGGCCGCTTCACATTCCCAAGGCCGAGGCGATCACGATCAAGGATGCGGTGTTCCAGTTCGATATCTCAGCCGAGACACTGCATCGGTACATCCGGCAGTTCGGCATTGCGAACCAGGTCGTGCCGTCGGCGCCATGGCGTATCAGCGTGATTGCGTTGGCGATGGTGCTCGACGGCGACCACGACGCGCTGGCGCTGCTCCGGAACGATGAGCGGAATCATCCCGATGTTGTGAGGTATTTCGCCAGGCTCGGCGTTCCAAACACCTAGGGACGTGGAACGACATCCTTCCCCAATCTATCTTCACCCGAGCTCGACCAACCGCACTAACGCGAGTGTAGACACAGGGATTATCTTGCGGCATCAGACGTGACTGTGGAGGAAAAACCTAATGGCTACAGTCGGCGAAGTTGTCGAAGCATTTCACTTCCTTTTCGATAATCTACATGAAAGAGAATTTCGAAAGACGCTCCCACTCAACAAAATGAAGGAGCGCGACCTCCTTCCATTAGTACGAACGTATCTTCTAGGCTACTTTTGGACAGTGTCGCCCGAAACCAGGTCGAGACTGCCCGGAAGCCTAACAGGGCATGGAAGTATCGATTTCGTGGTTGGCAACGTAGCCATCGAATTCGCGGTTCGGCGACCGACCGACTCGAAGCGAGCACTCTCCAGCGTAACCAACTCCACAGAGGTCAAAAAGCTGATGAAGTGGCCAGGCCTGTCTCTGTTAGTACTTTTCGACTTTTCGAGGTTTCCTTACGATCGCGCTGACCTCGAACGATACAGGGAATGGCCCTCACTCGGCCGTGGCTGGCACTACAAGTCGGCATTCAACGTTGCCTACTTCTATCGCGGTCCGAAGATGAAGCTTGAGTGTATGAGGCTAAACGTCAGGGTTTAGGAAACCTGCGCTGCGGGCGGCACAAGACATGTTCATTCTCTGGCAGTAGTTGACCGCCAAAACGGCGCCAAACATGCCTAAACATGCGGAATAGGCAACGCGGCACAGGAATGATTTCCTTGCCGCATGACCACTTCACCCGGTTCCCGCGCCACCGTAATGCTCGTCTCGACGACGGTCACGAGCGGATTTCGAGACGAGTTATTCGCAGCCGCTGCAGCCAGCGGCCTGACCCCTTCCGACTTCTGCCTGATCGCAGCAGCCCATCAATTGCGAGGCCGCGGCCGTCGCTTCCCCGGCATATTCAAGGCCGGCGATTTCCCTGACCTGATCCAACCGACCGAGCAGAGAGAACATGCAAGCCAAGGCTAAACGCGTGAATAGCGACGACCTCGAAAACCGCATCGCCGACGCGTTCGGCGAGGAGCAGCCGTCCACCTATCTCAACGCCCTGCTGAAAGAGGTTGCCGCAGCCGAGGAAGACGCCGGCAAAGCCTATCAGATGGCCAAAGAGGTTGCGCTCGACCCAGCCACGCGGCCAGCGGCAGTGGCTCAGGCGCGTACCGACATGGAGGATGCCGAATTTCGCTCTACGCGCATGAGCAACGCCGCGGTACGCCTGACCGAACTGCTTGAGGAAGCGACGCAGCGCGAGCGGCAACAGCGATGGGAACAAGAATACCACGCTGCCAAAGTCGAGCGTGACCAACTCGTCGATGACCTGCGCAAGGAATACCCGGCGATCGTTGAAAAGCTGGTAGCGCTACTCGAGCGCGTCGAGGCGAGCGATGTCCGGATCGCCAACGCCAACTCCGGGGCCGGAGAGCGCTACCTGAGGAAGGTCGAAGATATCGCTCGTGAGACAGCTCAGTCGTTCGACATCTATGTCATCGGCGATTTCCCGAAACTTACCAGCGGCGTGCGGCTGCCCGGCTTCCTGAAAGATGACCGGGCCGCCGGCCGGGCTTGGCCCAAACCATCGAGGTACGGCTGATGACCAGGATCGCGACACTCGATGACTGCAACGGCTCTTGTCACCGGGGCGGCTGCGAATGCGGCGCCATCGTCAATGATGTCCTCCAGGTCGGCCGCTCGGTGCGGGTTCCGATGATGCTCAGAGATTCGGCAGCGAAAGGAACCGCCATGCCTACACCAGTGATTGACGAGCGCACCGGCTTTGTCGACCAGGCCTTTATCGACGCTGAGGCATCCAAGCCCGAATACGATTGGTGCCGCCACATGATAAGCCGATCGGGCTTCAGTTCGTTGGCGCACGAATACGCCATGCGCAACCTGCTCGCCGCCAGCCCCGCCGGCCAACGCGCCGAGGCCGCCTATGACCACCATGTCCACAAGCTCAGCACCGCTCACGCCGAGCACACGGGCACGGCTGCTCAGACGCAGACGCCAGCGCCGCAGTTTGCAAAGGATGGTCGGCCGCTGGCCTCCCTGACCGACGCCGAGTGCGCCCGAGAGATCATGATCGCTCAGATGGGTCAGGCATGGCAGCGGGGCGTCGACGACATCAACGCCTGGCGGAAATAGTTCAATGAACAGCGGCGCGGACATCGGTTGGGCGCGCTGCTTCGTGACGGCCGCCGGTTTACGCAGAGGCCGGCGGCCGTCCATCGGTTCGGAGGCTGATTAGGTGGCCAAGCGTAGCACTCAATCGACAGACTTCGCGGCGTTCAACCGGCGCATGAAAAAGATCGCCGTGGGCATCGAGAATGGCGTCAACAAGGTGAAGCAGGAGGCCGCGCGCCAGGTGCTCGTCGCGCTGGTCGCGAACACACCCGTCGACGTCGGCACCGCTCGATCGAACTGGATGGTGACCATTGGATCACCGGCGATCGGCACACGCAGAGCCTTCTCGCCAATTCCCTCCCGCTGGAAGCCGCACAAAGGAGTGTTCCCGGGCGGCAGCAAGGGTGAAACCCGCAACAGGCTCGGTGCTGTCCAGACGGGCATGGCCGTGATCGTGCGGGCCAAGCCAGAGCAGACGATCTTCGTGGCAAACAGCCTGCCGTACATCGGCCGGCTCAACCGAGGCCACTCGAAGCAGTCCAGTCCTGGCTGGGTCAACCGTGCCTTCCTGAAGGCGGCCGCCAACACGCGCAGCAAGATCAGCCCGATCATGAACAAAGAGATTAGCTGATGGGCGTCACGACCGAACAGATTGATATCAAGGTCTCGGAAAGTGGCGCTGTTTCCGTGAAGCGCCGCCTCGAGGATATCGGCAAGAGTTCCCGCGTCGTTGCTAGTGGCGTCAGCATCCTGACGGCAGCGCTTGGCGGCCTGGCCGCGGCGTTCACTTTCGACAACATTCTGCGGATTATCGACTCGTACGACCTGCTTCAGAACCAGCTCAAGCGGGTGACAAAGTCATCCGATGATCTGGCCAAGGTCAACGCTCAATTGAACGGCATAGCACGCGAGACGTACACAGCGCTCGAGCCAACCGTCGGCCTGTATGTCAAGGTGTCGGAGTCCTTCAAGGCGATCGGTCGAAACGCCAAGGACGCGGTCTCTTTTACCGAGCTTTTCCTGAAAACCGCGACGCTCTCTGGAAAGGGCGTCGAGGCCACAACGCGCGCGATAGACTCCTTCGCGAAGGCCCTCAACAAGGGGAAGATAGACGGAGGAGCGCTCCGCGACGTCCTGCAGGAGATGCCCTACCTCTCCCAGGTCCTCCAGCAGCAGTTCGGGGTGACGGAGGAGAAGCTCTATAAGATGGCCGATGCCGGGAAAATCTCGTTCAGCGAGATCGTACGCGGCGTGATGGGGGCAAAGAGGGTTATCGAAGGCGATTTCGCCGGCGTGATCCCGACGGTCAGCATGGCGATGGGCCAACTCTCGCGAGCATTCATGGTAACGATCGGCGAGGCAGGCAAGTCGACCGGCGCGATGAACATGCTTGCATACGCGATCCTTTGGGTCGCTGATAACATGAACTTGGTGATCCCGATCCTCGCCGCTCTGGGCATCGCAATAGCCACCTTCGTCGCCGTCTCTATCGTTGGATCTTTGATGGGTGCGCTGATCAGGATGGTGATGTTCATCACCGTGACCGCCATTCCGGCACTTGTTCAATTCGGGGTTGCTCTAACAACGGCGCTCGCCGGCACGGTGATAGCTGTCAGCCGCGCAGTAACAGCAACGTTGATCCCTGCTTTGACGCGGTTTGCCACTTTTCTTACCGTTACCCTCATCCCGACGATGATCCGCCTGGCGGTGGCTGTTGCGGTAGCGACATGGCCGTTTCTTTTGGCAGCGGCGGTCGGCGCCCTGATAGGGCTCTTTGTCGTGTGGGCAATGCAGACTGGAGTCGTCACCGATGCGCTCGCATACCTCGGCTCAGTCGGTTCCGCGATCTGGAGCGCCATTGTGTCCGGAGCTTCATCGGCGCTCGCGGCTATCACAAGCTTTGCGGACTACCTGAGCAGCACCGCCACTTCGGCGTGGGAGACGTTCAGATCGACAGCCCAGAGCGCACTGGAGACAGTCCTCGGTCTCGTGACCAGTGTCTGGGACAAGATCGTGGAGATCGCGGTCTACGTCAGAACCAAGTTTGTCGACGCGTGGAATAACGCGATGAACCGAATCCGGGCTTTCATCCAGCCCGTAATTGATTTGGTGCGGACCCTTGTGGGCTGGATCCGCGACGCGATTAACGCGTTCCAGACGCTCGGGAGGGCTAAGGCCGCAGCCGGCGGCGGTGGCGGTGGTGCTGCGCCAGGCTTCGCCACGGGCGGCCAGTTCATGGTCGGTGGCAGCGGCGCCGGCCGTGACACAACGCCCGTCCGGTTCAATGCGAACCGTGGTGAAAGGGTAACCGTCGAGACGCGCAAGCAACAGCGCGCCAACGACAACTCTCCGGCCGTCGCGAATGTGAACGTCCCTGTCGAGGTCATCAACGTGCTCGACGAGAGCGTTGTGCGCCGTTCGATGGAAAGCGCGCAGGGCCGACGCATCATCTACAACGTGATCGCCGACGATCGCGACAACTACCGCAACCTGCTCGCACGATGAAACCTGTGGAAGGAGAACCTATGACCCTACGTGTGCGGCCAAGCGGCAAGGATCAGTTCCTTGGCGGGGTAGCGCTCCCAAGCGTAGTTCCATCTCCTCCACAATCCGCAGCGCTGGACAGGCTGCTTGCGATCGTTGAAGCAACGCATCAGGAGCAGCGCCGCCACGCAGAGGCGATCGACGAGCAGTTCGCTGAGTTTGTGACTCTGAAGATACTGGTCGCAGCGTTGATCTCAACCAATCCGCAAAACGTGGCGAGTATCGCGGAGGCCGCCCGAAGCCACCTCGACAACCTGATCGTTAGGAGATCTGATGCCGACCTTAATCAAGACACTTTCGAAGCCAACGACGTCAGAGGCCGGGTGAAAGCCAAACTGGACGTGATGTTCGGCACGGTCGGCTGCTAGTCTTTTGGACCGAACCAAACGTTAAAAGGCAGCCCTCCTCGGGGCGTGCAGGTTACATAGAACATCGGAGCGCCTGGCCGACTTTTCGAAGATGACTTGGCCACGGAAGAGGGGTCGAGGTTCCTGCAGCCAACCCTTTCGGCAGAGATCTTATTCACGCGGCTCACAATGTAAGACTTGTGTGCCGTCATCTCGCCGTTCCAAAGAAAGTCCTCTTCGGTGAAGAGGCGGCGGCCGTCAGAGTCTCGCTGGATTTCGCGCAACAGGTTGAACGGAACCCAACCCTTTGTGCCCGACAGGGACGACGGGTCGAATATTTGAATGTAGGACCAGTCGCCGTGCGCACATAGACGCCTGACGGTGACGGAGTTATCGATCTGTTGAAAGTGCGTTTTGCCGAGCGCCGCGGTCGCCTTCTCGTTGACATATGCTGCTGCGCCGTCCGAGGGCTGCTGTCGCGGTTCAAACCGCCCCGACACAGCGTACACCTCACCCGACGTTTCGACGCCGAATTCGCAGGGCGAGACCTTTGCAGGGGCGCTCATCGCGTTGGAAAATGTACGCTCGAAATTCGACTGCTTGATCGCGTAGATGGCCGAAGGCACGATAATGGTTGCGGCCAGAAGAACCACTACCGCCGCAACCGTTTGTCTTGCCGGACCAATTGGCTTTTGAGCCTTGGTTGGGATGGTCCGAAGATCTGAGAAATTCGCCGTCGCCGGTTGTGTACGTGTCCCGAATTCGGCCATGTTGGTACCTCTTGTTGCCCCGTGACGATGGCAGGATGGGATCAAGTTTTCGCTTCGGCGAACGGTAAAGTTTGAATTTCAGCGGATCAGCAACCCTCGCTAGTCCCCCGTCGAACAAGAGATGCGACATCCATAAAATTGCGCAGTTTCCGTTAGCGAAGCAGCCAGCAAGCGGGAGCACACTCAGCCGAGTGCGGGCGAGATAAGGGTGTTCACGATGAACGACCTGGCCGCAGCGCGTATCCACATGGAACTGGCTGCCGAGCGTCTTCAGGGCGATGACGATTTCAGTCGTCGTGCGCGACAGAGAATCAACTCTCTTGTCCGTGACCTTGATGAGGTCGACAGGCGCGATAGTTCACCGGTCGCCAAACTGCTGTCATACGCCAAGTTGTCAGCCTCATAGAATTGAAGCAGCCCCCGCAAGGGTGACTTCCGAGGGCTGCCCGTGCTGTGCCCACGGAGAGGTCTCAAACTACCCCATGGGCATGGAATCAATGCCGGCTGTTCGTAACGGCGCGCGCCGAGCGATCGTCTAGAGGCTAACCACCTATCCGGGCGTCAAACGCGCCCTGAACAGGCATTCCGCCTCAATGACTCAAGCCTCGCTTGCCGCAATCCAATTATAGTTGTCGTGCGCGCGATAACCGCAGGATAGACATATCGCCGTCAAATCGAGACGCTTGCCATCGCGGGACCAATCGTCAGCGTTAGTCTCGGCCAGCCGCGTTGTTCCACAGTCGCGACAAATGATCTGAACCAGCCTGTCCGCAGGAATATCTCTGGCATGCTCGGGGACTTTCAAGGCAACCTCCGATGTGCATTCACCAAGAGTAGATCAACACGGTGTGCTTCGGCAAGAAACCAAAACAGTCAGCACTTGCCCCGATACGCAGCCAGGAATAAGTTCCTCGCCGTTCCACCACATTGAGGTCGCATGTCCCGGCCGCCGTCGTTCAACTTGTATCGCGTTGCCCGGCAGGTGGGTGTCGTGCTGCGAGAATCCGCCGAACACAGCCCGACATCGGTTCGGCCGCGCCACTGCTTCTGCAAACCAACGCTGAAGGCGATCGGCAATGCTCATGGCGAGGCGCATCTCGCGATCGTGCTTCGGCTGATCGTTGAGACGAAGGGCAACGAAACCGAGCTCCACGCCTCAACCATCAAAGCCGTGTCCAACGTCGTCGACAGCGGCATGGTCGAGGTCGACGGCGCCTTGTTCGATGCGTTCGACGGAATCGACCTCAGACGGCTGCGCATGTGGGCACAGATCGCCCGTGGGTTCGGTTCGGCATCGGTGGCGGACACAATGTCCACTGCGCTGCTATGGCAACTGGCGGCGCCTGCAAAGCTTCTGGAGGCAGCATGAGCTACATCGCCGAGATTGAGGTCGAGGACGTCGGTATCCTACGCCCTTGTAACGCCTGGCAGATATCCCGAATCGGGCGAATCCACGACAGGCGCAATCGTGCCATCGCGTGGGTCGCGTTCGGGCTGGGAATGACGATTAGGCAGTTCAAAGGCCTACCGGTGGCGAAGCAGGCCGAGGCTTGGGCAGCACATCGCCGGTTGGTGAGCCCGGCGAATGTCGATCGGCCCGCGGAGGCTACACCGTATTTGCCCGCATAGCGCCCACCGGATTTGCGCGGTTATGCCGGCTGCAGCGCTGGGAGGTACCCGGAAATGGCGTCGCGGACCTGTTTGTGAAGCGCGCGATTGGTGTCTGTCTCCTCTGTCGACTTGAGCACCCTACCGACCCACTTTACAAAGTCGCCTTTTGACTTGCCCGTAAGAATTTTCGCTGTGGTGGACAGCAATTGCTTATCATCAAAGATGGCAAGCAAAGCAGGCAAATCGTTTTGGCTGATTGCTTGGCGTAACGCATCTTCGGTTTCCGTCGCGACCGCCGCTATGTCGATCTTGCTGATGAGATCGCCGAAAAGCGCTGTCGTCTCCGCTACATTACTGCCTCCCTTCAAATCGATGGTCTTCAGTTCGCGGTCGACATGTCGCCTGCACCGCCGCAACACGACCCCGTCACGCACACCCGGCTCGTCTAAGCGAGATAAGATGGCATGCTCTACTGCGGCAAGCTTGGCGTCTAACTCATGGCCAGAATAACCCTCAAGTGCTGCAACGGCTTTCATGACTCCTGGCAACGCGAAGAGATTTTCGATCTCTGCGACCGGCAGGACGGCGACGCCCATCGATGTCAGCATCTCAATCTGCGCCTCGTCTCGGCCATCTCGATCGACCAAACCCGAACACGTCATGCGCGTGAAGCTTGCATTGTCCCGCATCGACTGGACCGAGTGAATAACGTTGTCGCATGGGCCTCGTGGTATGACGGTCCATGTTGGATAGAGTTCTCGATAAAGCATCATATCGAGGCTGCCCGCTTCCCCTTCCACAAATAAAACCGGCTTTCGACTTCCCAAGATCAGTGTTGCCGTTTCTTCAGAGAACCCGTCCTGCGCCGGCACTAGCTCAATTGTCCAGGCGGGTGCCGGGTGTGTCGTGTAGTCCGTGATGAAATATTTGAGGCCTGGCCTTGATGCTGCAAACTCCAGATCATGTGTGATCACCAAAAATGCGCAATCTGGCCTAGCCGCCTCTACTTCATCCCAGAGGCTTCCCAATATTGACCGATGGATGTGGAGCTCTGGTTCGTCAAATATCAGAATTGAGTTGGGCTCCGCTACGAGCGCTTGGCCCAGAAGATAAAATACTGCTCTCTCACCGTCACTCATGTCGGCAGCGCTGTATTGCGCGTTACTAGGCTCCCCTGGCGCAGAGACACGAATGGTATCACCATTCAGGATAAGTTCTCGCCGCGGCAATACACGCTTCCATATGGCGCTCAGTTTCTGCAATTTTGTAAACGGAGGATCAGAATAGTTTTTCTCGTGCAGTTTGTTATGAGATTGCAACGTAATCTTTGACTGGTCTGCAAACAGCGCCTGAACGATAAAATCAAAGTCGTTAAGAAGCGCCGTTTCGGCCTTTCCCTGCCAACGGTTGCCGGCGCGTTGGTGAATCTCTGGATTTTCGCCGGAGTGGCCATATCGCAATGCACCCAAAGCGACGCGCTCAGACGCCTTCGCCACATCCGGATTCAATGACAGTGCTCTGTGGGCTGCGACACGGTGGGCATCAATTCCGAATTGGCTCTCGACGAGAACAGCCAATCGCGTTTTGCCACTTCCGTTTGCTCCGACAACGAATGTCGACAACCCAGTTTCAAGCTTGACTGGCTTGGTGTCGCCTACGGGTGTTGGAACGTCGATTTGCAATGGTCTTACCCCGCTCACTTCCTAAATTTCGCTTCCAGCATCGGACACCATTCGGGAAAACTCTTGGGTTCTGTGACCGGCGAAGGCTCCACTATTTGAGGTAAAATTCTCTACCGCCGCCAGGACAGGGGTCAGTCCGCCATGTTTTCGCTATAGGCGATCTCTCGGGCGCGTTGCTCGGTCTCTTTCTCCCGCTCTTCGGCAATCTCAACTGCTTTGTATGCTTCAAGCAGTGCCGTGAATTTTCCACCTGTGTGCAGTGCAGGACCCGCGTCGTCAAAGTTCTTCTCAATGATGTCACCTATGCTGTCGGCAATGTGTCTCTTCGCCAGCAGTATCTTTTCCATTCGGGTCGGCAT